AAGATGACACGGTTAAATCACTCAAACGTGTTATCAAGGACAACCGCGCCCACGTATTCCTGCTCACATCCCCGTTGCCGGGGGTGGGCAAGACCAGCCTTGCGCGTATTCTGGCCAGCAACTATGCGGGTGGGGAAGTCACCGCAGCCAATATCATCGAAGTAGCTGCCGCCAACGACACAGGCGTGGATGCGGTGCGTGACCTTATCAGGCGCACCCTCAGCCGGGCCATTGGCACATCGCCGGTCAAAGCCGTGATTTGCGATGAATGTCACAGATATTCAGGGAATGCCTGGGATGCACTGCTCAAACCAATTGAGGAACCACCGGCTCACGTTTACTGGTTCTTTTGCTCTACCAACCCAGGGCGAATTCCAAAAACCATCATTTCACGCTGCCTGCGCTATGACCTTAAGCCGGTCAGTGAAAATGACCTGCTTGAATTGCTGGTACGGGTCATTGACGCTGAAAAACTTGAAATCAATGACGACGTAGTGGAAGCCATAGTTGAAGAAGCACAAGGCAGCCCACGCCAAGCTTTGGTGTTTTTGGAAAGCGTTGCCTATTGTGAAACCGCCAGTGAAGCCCGTGCCACCATGCGCAGCGCCGGGCAGTCACGTGAAGCTATCGATTTATGCAGGTTTTTGCTGAGCGGACAGGGCCGTAGCTGGACTGAGGCCATGCGGTTGGTCAAGGCAATGGGTGATGTTGAAGCTGAAAGCGTGCGGATAGTGGTGGTGAATTATCTCGCTTCTGTAGCCATGAGTGCCAAGAAAAATGACCGCGCCGCTGATGCTTTGAGCCTTATGGGGCCGTTCTGCAAGACGTATAATCCTAGTGACAAAATGGCGCCGCTGCTGTTGTCTATTGGCATGGCTCTAGGACTAGACCGATGATCAAACTCACCCGCCCAGACGGCAGCAATGTATGGGTCAAGGCTGACGCCATTATCCGTGTTGAACCTGCCCCTAAAGGGGGTACCGGAAACTCGATAATAATGCTGGATGGTGACCTTCAAAACAGAGTCAACGAATATCCTGAAGATATACTAAAGCTGATGACTGGCACCAAATGACTGAACGTGAAGAACACGATAAGATATCAAAAAAGTCGGTCAATTACCGGCCCAAATCCGGTGACCGCCGCTGCGCCAATTGTGTGATGTACCACCACGGCACCTACAAGTGTGATCTGGTCAAAGGCGACATTTACCCTGATTATGTCTGTGACAAATGGGAAGCCAAGTGACCGACATCGAAGAACTCAGACAATACCTAAAAATTGACAAGCACAGGTTGGATGAAGAGCTTGAAGAACAGCCCATGCTACTGTTCCAAATCAGCGAAGCCTACGTACAAGCCGGCGCTGAACGTGACATGCTCAAGGAACAGCTTGCCACCATTGACGCCAAAGCAGATGCCAAGGCACGCACCAAACTTGATCGCATCAGTGAAAAAGTCACGGAGGCCATGGTCAAGAACGCTGTGCAAACATCAACCGAACACGAGACGGCCAGTGCAGCCTACCTGAAAGCCAAGGAACAGGCGGACCTGCTGTTTGCGCTCAAGGAAGCCTTCCAATCAAGAGGGTACTTCTTGAGAGACCTAGCCTCGCTCTATGCCGCCAACTACTACGAGCAGGGTTCAGCCAAACCCACCAACAACACGAACCGGGCGACGTATAGTATGGGCAGGCAAAAACGTGAAAGGCTGCGCGGCGATGCATGATCTTTGGGCCTGGGTCCTTCCCAGCCTCGTCATCGCGCTGATTTTTTACCTGACTGCCAAAGCCGTCATTGGTTCCTACTTTGGCGCCAAGGAAGGGTTTGTGGATAGAATGTTGAGCAAGTTGAAAGGGGCCAATGATGGCAAGAGACCGTGACGATGACCGCCGTGAACGTAACCGTAGCCGTGATGACGATGACGGCTTCAAATACCGGCGCCGCTCAGTTGATGACGTGCGCAAGCGTGCTTCAGAGAAAACCAGCAGCTTTGACAGTTTCATCAAACCCGAATTCAAGCGCTACAAGGTGCGGGACGGCAAGAACTTAATCCGCATCCTAGAGCCAACATGGGATGACCCAAAGCACTATGCCTACACCATTTTCCTGAACTACAGCATTGGGGCTGATAATCAAACCTTCCTCTCATTGTCCGAGATGAAAGGTGAGAAGGACCCGCTGGCTGAGGCCCGCAAGGAGGCCCAGCACGAGGGTGACAAGGAAATGGCCAAAGCGCTTACGCCGCGCAAGCGCAGCCTCATGTGGATCATTGATCGCACCGATGAGGATGAAGGCCCAATGCTTTGGGATGCCCCGTTCACGGTGGACACCGATTTTGTCAACTTGTCCATCGATGAGGACACCAAGGAGGTCATCTATGTGGATGACCCCAAGGAAGGCTGTGACATCCGTTTCTACAAAGAGGGTCAGGGCATCGGTACTAAGTACCCGGCCGCTCGAATGAAAATCCTTGCACCTTCACCTCTTAGTGAAGATAAAGGCTTAATGAAAGAGTGGCGTGATTTTGTCAAAGAAAACCCGGTGCCTGATTGCTTGCAATACTTTGACTATGATCACATCCAGGAAGCCTTTGATGGTATCATTGGCAGCTATGATGATGACAAGGACGACAAAGGCAAAAAGGGCAGCCGTGATGACGATGACGACCGGCCGCGACGCAGCCGATCACGTGATGACGATGAAGATGACAAACCCCGACGCAAGCCACGTGAAGATGACAACGATTCAGACGCTGAAAAGCCGCGCCGCCGCGAGCGTGAGAAGCTTGATGAAGATGACGATGAGGCCGATGCAAAGCCACGTGGCAAAGACCGTGACGCTGACAAGGGTAAAGACAACGATGAGGATGACAACGGCGATGAAGGCAAGCCGCGCCAAAGTATTCGTGACCGCCTGAAAGCCCGCCGTTCCAAGCCTGCTGACGATGACGACGAGTGACCGGCGCGCTGAACTGCTGAAGCGGGCAGGCCGTGATCCTGCCGTATGGGGTGACCGGCGCCCGCTTTCAGTTATCATGGATGATTGTGTGCCCTATGACAGATGGCAAAGAGAACAGCAACGGCTCACACGGGCAGGCTACGCCCACTGGGCCGATTGCATCAAGCGGCGGCGTGCCGCCAGAACTGTTTGACCTGCACAAAAAGCTGTGCAGTGACATTTGGGCCACATGGGGCAGCCACCGCGATCACGCACAAGGTGTCATTGATCCGGTAGTGGCACAGGAAAAGTTTACGCGGGTGTCCATAGTCAGCCTGACCCAAATTGCCGCCGTTTGCGCAGTTGATGTTGGCATGACCGAGGAACAATACTTGGCGACCTGTAAGGCCAATTTTGAAACCGCGTATAAAAATGCGCCTCGGTGGTCATAAATGGCTAAGAAAGAGCGGGCCAAGCTAACCGAGGAAACCAACTCCTATTTTGTCAGTGAAAAACCCAATTACTCATTCATATCCTCAGGATGCGCGTTGCTGGATTGTGTCCTAGGCGGTGGGTTTCCGCTAGGCAGAATTACAAACATCATCGGGGACAAAAGCACCGCCAAAACCGCTTTGGCTACCGAGGCAGTAATCAATTTTACCCTCAAGTACCCTGATGGTGCCCCGGCCTACCGTGACACTGAAGCTGCTTTTGACCTGGAATATGCCACGGCAATGGGCCTGGACCGTGGCAAGGTCGATCTTGGTGACCCCGACAAGCCCATCACCACCGTCGAAGATTTCATGCGTGAGTTCAATGACTATTTGGCTGAGCGGGTCAAAACCAAAACCCCAGGCATGTATGTCATTGACTGCCTGGACGCTCTTAGTGACGAGGGTGAGATGGACCGTGACGTAGGTGACAAATCTTATGGAATGGCGAAGCCCAAGCTTTTGAGTGAGTTCTTCAGGAAAACCGCCCGCAAGATTGAAACCAGCAAAGTCAACCTGCTGATCATTTCACAGGTGCGTGACAACATTGGCGCCATGTTTGGTGAGAAGTACAGGCGCTCAGGAGGCAAGGCCCTGGACTTTTATTCGTCACAGTGCCTCTGGCTAGCCCACATCGAAACTTTGAAAAAAGAGATAAATAAGGTCAAGCGACCCTACGGCGTCAGTATCAGAGCGAAATGTAAGAAAAATAAGGTAGCGCTGCCTCTGCGTGAGTGTGATTTTGATTTTAGGTTCGGTTTCGGAGTTGAGGACGCAGAGGCATCAGTTGCATGGCTCAAAGAAGTTGGGCGGCTCAGGGACGCCGATCTGAATCCCTCAGACTACAAGGAGTATGTGCGGGCTTTTGATGATATGTCGTCGCAGGACTACGAAAAAGAACGTCGAAAGCTGGGCGCCGCCGTGCGCAATGTTTGGCGTGAAATAGAAGTCAGTTTTCTCCCAAAAAGATCAAAATACACGTAATGTTGCCTGGAGCCGGAAAGAGAAAGGGTTCGGCATTCGAACGTCAAGTTTGCGTGTCCCTCTCATTATGGATGAGCAAAGGAGCCAATGAAGATCTCTTTTGGCGCAGCGCAGCCTCAGGTGGCAGGTCAACCGTAGCCGCAGCCAAAGGCAAGCGGCTAGCAACACAAGCCGGTGACATTTCAGCCATTCACCCCCTAGGTTCCAAGCTGACCGACAGGTTCTTGATTGAATGTAAGAGCTACAAAGACCTCAACTTCGCAGGGTTGCTCCTGAAACGCGGCAAGCTGGCTGAATTCTGGCTTGAGTGTCGCAAGCAGGCGGTGCAATATCAAAAGGCACCGATGCTCATAGCCAAGCAAAACCAACAGCCCATCATCGTCTGTCTCAGCAGGGAAGGACAACAGGAACTGGGTTTGAACGCACACTGGATGATCCCTTCAATGGGGCTGCGTGTAGTGCTGTTTGACCAGTTCATCAAAGCAGCTAAGAGACCCACATGACTGTCATTGTGCAGCCCATTGTCTCACCATTGCCTGAAACGGCAGATGAAGCCATTGCCCAACACCTGCAAAAGCTTTTGGGCACGCTGACCTTTGAGAACTTCGCACCCACGCAGGACGGCAAAATCTCAATCTACGACATGGTATTTTACTACCGGGTAGGGCTGTTCCTGGGGGTGCCTACCGAAGCCATCATTGCAGCCGGTCAGTTTGTGAAAATGCACCAAATCAAGGAAAAGGCCAAATGGTGGGTTGGCCTGAAGGTGCTTGACCCTGAAC